AAGGTGAGCAAACTCATGCACAGTTGTTGACTGCTTTAATTTGTCAGCATCTACTCTTGACTTTGGCCTGTCTAACATAGCGGCTTTTGTCACCCTTCTTTCATCCACTTTGTGCCCTGCATTAAATGTGTGCAACATGCTGCCTGCATGTTTGATATATCCGTACGACCTGCCACTTGAGTTATATGCAATAATGGGTAAGCTGGTGTCTTGCCATACAGCACTTGGTCTGTATTCTTTCAGCAGAGCTTTCAGTGTTTCATTTTTCAGCCGTATGTCATCAGGAGATATTTCTGAGGAGTAAGTCACCTGCCCCACCTTCATAGGCATATACTTCTCAAAAATATCAGCTGTCTCCTTTCTTAGCTCAGTCAGGCTTTTGCGCCTTTTAGGCACCAGCGCCTTGGCCTCTTTCTCCACCTTTGGTTTATCCTTACCGGCTGCTTTAAAGTAGGGGTGCTTTTCGGGAAACAGCACACCATTTACTCCCACATTGTTGTGCCACATTTTATCTGTTTGCGGCACAGCAATAGTGTCCGGGTCTGTTTCTTCTCCACTGCTAAGCTGCACCACATCACAGCGGCAATTCCAGCCATTTGGCGGCATCCACATACTCCAAAAGTCATCATCTACTTTGCGCACCACACCATGCAGGGCAGCGTGCTCCAGCCTTGTGTGTGAGTCCTGCACGGCTATGTATTTAAGCAATGGCAGCGCCTGCTTTTCCTTTTGTATGGTTTGCCATTTGCTGGCCATCATGCTGCTGTTTAGTGCATGGTTATACTCTGCCTCAGCATAGTGCACGCTGTAAGTGGCATCTACCTTGCGCACATCGGCCATAAACTCATTGAACGGCCTTATGTTTCCCTGCTCATCCTTTAGCAGCTGGCTCATCTCTTTCAGCTGGTTGTAGTTTTTACACCCGCTAAACACAAATACATTTTCCTCTATAAACCGGAGCATCTCAAAGTCCGTTTCAGCCAGCCCCGGTGAGTCAAAGTTTTTGCCATAGCCTTTGAACACAGAGCGCATCAGCATTTGAGCCATAGCTTTTACCATAGCCTCATTGACGAGTCCGTCCATTGACATCTCATAAACTGACTTAGCCGCCTGCTCAAGTATTTGCTCCCACTTCATGCGTTTAAACGGTGTTTAGATGGTTAATGAGTATGAGTAGGGTCAGGGCAACAGTCATCACCATACAGCTGTTGTATGTAGCTATGTAGTTGCATGTATTTACTGTAGTCGCTTTTGCCAGCCTCTTGCAGTGCCGCTGTCAGTTGCTTGGCTGCTGCCTCAGGGTCTTTCTGCTCTTTTACTGTAAGCGGCACACCATAGCGGTCAACAAAAAAGGCAGGGTCAATGTCATAGTATCGGAGCAGGCCTTCAAACACCAGCCACTCCCCTTTGCCAAAGTCGGGCACCTGTGGAAAATCAAACTCCAGTTTGTCAAACTTGTAGCCGTGTATGTTCAGCAGTGGCATCACCTGCTCATTTATCCATGTGGCAGCATCGGCTCTGTTCTCATCGGCTGTCTCATTGCTGGTTTGCTGGTGCACCTCACCAAGCGCTCTGTTGCCACCATTGCTGCCTACATCGCTGGTCATGGTTTCACCAAGCAGCATTTTGCTCATTTCCATGTTGCAGGCCTCTTTCAGCTTATCAAACACATTGTAGCTGTCTGTGCGGTTTACCTCTTGAAACTTGAGACTTTCGCCTGTTTGAAAAATACCATAGGCGCTCTTGCCCATATTGATTAGCATATTTTTAAGCCGCTGCACATCTTTGGGAGAGGTGTTGTCAGTTTCCACATAGCGAATGGGCAGGCCGAACACTTCGCAAAACTCACTCCATGCCACCATTGCATTGCGCTTAAACAGCACATAGGGTGCAGCCGGGTTTAAATAGCCAAAGTTTCCACAGTCAGCCTCCAGCAGCCACTTCATCATGTCAGGGTCAGAACGGTAAGGAATAACAGTGGCGCTGCCCTGCTGCTGAATGTAGCCGCCAAGCTCCGGCACCACAAACTTTCTCTTTACTAATTCAATGGCCTCAATGCCCTCTGTTCCCACCTGTTGCACCTGCATTAAGCTGTTGCCATAAAAGTTGCTGTCACTCTTGTGTTTCAGTATATCGTAAAACCAGCGCTTTTGCAGCAGCTTAGTGGCCTCTTTGTCCACCTTGCCTGTTTTCTTGTCACGCAGCACAAACGCACGCCCGGTGAGGTGCCTCCTGTATCGGTTAATAAGCATGATGATGTGAGGGTCAAGCTCCAGCTCCTCATACAGCTTTATCAAATCCCACCTTCTTGGCATTACTACAGACTCAGCACTGGCCAGTGCATTGCGCCAAGAGCTTACATCTTTTCGGCTCCGGTCATTGCTCCACTCCGTTATTCTGATGAGTTGCTTTTCTGTTCGCTTTCTGCCTGTGGCTGATAGCTGTTTGCTCTTGTTGTCTGCTGAGCCGCTAAATAGTCCGTCAAATAAACCCATGTGCTTTATGCTGTTTTTTGTTTTAAGCCATTTTTATCAATAAATGCACTGCCTTGTGCCTGTGCTGTGCCGTTTCGCGGTGTAATAGCCATTTAAACACCATTTAAACGGTGTCAGTATTCGCTGTTAAACTTGGTTTGGCTGTGTATAATGCCCCAAATGCCCGGAGTGTTATCATCAGCATCATCATCAGGCTGTGGTAAACCCTTAGGCGCTAAGGTGCCTTTGTTTATATCCCTCAGTGTTTTTATGGCATCCTCATAGCGCATCCTCCTCAGCTCCGGTATGTTGCGCCCTGCTAAGCCGCTGTGCAAGTGGTATAAACAGAGGTCAACCATGCACATTACAATGGTTTTGTGGCGTGCTGTTGATGTGGCCGCAAATACAGCGTTGGTGTCATACTTGGTGTTGATGTAAGTCTCCACCTGACTCTTGGCAAACTCCTCAGCAGTTTCCAGCGAAGTGGCGCTGGCGGCTGATATTTCGGAAAGCGCATCGGGGGTGATGACTGCGTATAAATCTTGGTTTGTTAGAAAGTTCATAGAGATGTTGTTTACTTGGCAAAGAATTTAAGTGACCCGGTAAGGAACAGGTGGCGCTCACTCATGCGCCTTACCTTTAAGCCTATCAGCTCTTTTCGCACTCCGTCTATAGTGGCCTTTGTCCACTTAGTAAACTCCTCAGCGGCTGCTGCAAAGTTTTCTTGGTTAATGAGCTTGAGCATTGTGCTGGTGCTAAAGTTGCCCTGCCCCACATTGTAAGCGAAAGAGGCCAGCGCGCCCACTTGGTCATCGGTCAGCTTGTTTGTTCTGAGCTTGTTCCTTACAATCGCCTCAAAGCGGCTCAAATCTTCTAACAGGTCAGCGGTGGCCTGCTCTATGGTTTTATTACCATAAATGCGCTCAGCCAGTGCTTTATTGGCGGCTCCCATTAAAGGCTTGTTGGTAGCCGGGTCAATAATCACACGGCCATAGCCACCTGTCCAGTAACCAGCCGGGCACAGCTTAGGTTGCAGGCCTACTTTTTTAAGGTTGCCATCGTGCAGGCTCTCATAGTGCTTTGCAAGGTTTATTGTGTTTTGTGTTATCATTTGAACGGTGTTTAAATGGTTAGTAAGCATTATCTCTTTCAACTGTTCCGAATACCGGTGAGAACTCACTCACCTTGTCCTTTCTGTTAAGCAGCCACACAGCGCCCTCCACTGCATCCGGTGCATCATCATGCGCTTTGGCTCCCTGCTCAAAGGCAAGAAACTGCTCAATGCAGCGCTTTATATCATCGCTGTCCTTTTGCTTTTCGCTAAACAGCACTACACCTCTCTCAAATAATGGTGAGAGGTTCTCAATGCGCGTGAACTTGTCAGGCTTTGCTCTCTTGTCTCCCCTTATAGCCAGCTGGTAGCCTCTGCTCTTTCCTTCAGTTTTAAACTCATCCAAAAACAAGTCCTGTATGTAGTTGGCCTCCATCCAAAAGTTGCAAATGATGTTGCTGTCTGTTTTTTGTATGTGGTCATTGAGGTCGTACATATACTTAACAGCAGCACCTATGCTGCACTTGCGAACAAAGCAGGTGAGTATGTGGTATTGTGTAGTCTTTTTGCCTACCAGCACAATGGCTTTGTAGTCAGCAGTGGCAGTGGCTTTATAGCTTGGGTCAAAGTAGCAGAGCAAGTGGTCATACTCTTTCAGCGGCAATGGCTTGGTAAAATTGATGTGCTCGTTTTTAAACACCTTGCCCTCTATTACAGGCACGTTCATATACTCCCTCAGCCATGACCTCATTGTCTTATCCTCTTTCACTGCCTGCCAATACTCAGCGGTGTATTTTTCAGGCCACGCAGGCTGCATGTTATCATCTACAGCATTTACTTGCAGCATGTGCCAAAAGCCTTTTGCCTTGTAGGTAAATGCTCCGGGAGCTGTGACTTTTGAATAGAGCTTTTTGGCAGCAGTGGTGATGGCTCCCTTTAGTTTATCATCGCACAGCGTGCCTATAATACTGTGAGTAAACGGAGCATTGTTGACCACTACCAGCCGCTGGTTGCCTACATCAAAGCAGCCCATCAGGTCATCACAAACCCAATCGGTGCCCTTGCGCACACGCATCTCATTGTTGCTCATTTCCTGTGTGTCCACATCATCTATCACTATGTAGTCAGGCCGCTGTGCTTCATTGCGCAACCCTCTTGGTGACTGTTGAAAGCCAAGAGCGAAAAACAGGCACCCGTCTTTTGTTTTAAAGTTGCCCTCCTCCCAAGTGCCATGACTGAACTGCTCACCAAAGTCAGTGATGTAGCGCTGGTTGCTCATCATTTGTGCTTGCAGGTCGCTCAGCAGCAGGCGTGCTTTGGTTTCGGTTTGCCCTACCAGTACCATAAACTTTAGCTCACCTTTTACCTTTAGCCACATTGGCCATCCTATATCAGCGTGCACGCTCTTGGCTGCACCACGAAACCACTTGAGTAATAGCCTGATGATTTTGTGCTTAGCTAAGAGGCTGGCAATAAACACATGAAACCAGCTGCACTTGCTGGTAGCATACATGGGCAGGTAGTGCTCAAAGAAAAAGGCATAGTCTTTCTTGGCTCTTTCAATGCGTGCATACTTTACAGACATATCCTCATCAGCAGCCACCGGAGTAGCCTGCATGATTTTTCGCATGTTAAGCTCAAAGTCTTTTTGTGAGAGTTTGCTGGCCATGTTTATCTGTCTTTATGTTCGCGCAGCTTCATTTGCACGTAGGCTATATTCTTCTCAGCTATTCGCTGAGACAGTGGCAGGTCAATGTTGCTGAGCCATACCGTGTAACCATTCAGCACCTCCATCACCGTTTGCGGTTCAATGCTGTTGCGAAAGTTTTTGATGCTCTTGCTCAGCTTGGCAATGGTGTCGCTTTCGTGTGAGGTGAGCGCTCTTGGCTTACCGTTGTCATCCTTGGCATCATCCAGTATTTGATTGATACTTTCATTGAGCCTCTTGATGAGTGCCACCGGTGACACATTCCTTATCCTTCGCTCCTCATCCCAACTATCATCCTCTCTCCACTTGCCTATTGTTTTGGCTTGTATGCCTAAGGCATCAGCTATCTGAGCAGCTGTCATGTCTGAGGTAACAAACATGAGCCGTGCAGTATCTCTTTTCTCATGCCTTTTGCGTGTGCTCTTTTTTGCCTTGTCGCTCATGTTGCAAAGATGATTTAAGGCGTGTGAACGGGTAAGAATTTTTATATGGTTTAAAGCCGTTCAAATACTGTTTAAACCTCTCACTTTAAAGCATAAAAAAGTGTTTTTTAATCAGGCGTTTGCCGCTGCATATTTGCACCATAAGACCGACTTTGAGCAGGTAAGAAAACACGAAACACAAAAAGCAACATGCCAGTAAAAAAGAAGTTTATCCTGAGTGACGAAAGCGTGAATAGCTATGGCTTTCGCGTGCTTACCTCAGGCATTGACATTACACAGTTTAAGGCCAACCCGGTGATGTTGCTTAACCATGATGAGGATGATGTGCCCGGCAACTGGCAGGAGGTGAACATAGAGGATGGTAAGCTGGTAGCAGTAACCAACTTTGATGAGAAAGACCCTGAGGCCATGAAGCTGGCCAGCAAAGTAGAGCGGGGTTTTGTAAATGGTGCCTCTATAGGTTTTCAAATTTTGGAAACCAGCAATGACCCACAACTGATGTTGCCCGGTCAAACACGCCCCACTGTTACTAAGTGTAAACTTTATGAGGCCTCTATATGCCCACTGCCAAGCAACTCAAATGCGCTGGCATTGTATGACACCACCGGCAAAAAGCTGAGCATGACTGATGAGGTGCTCAACACATTCAAATTGTCACTAATACAATCCCAACATAAAACTGAGACCATGAAACTCAACCTTAAAAATTTACAGGCGCTTAACCTGCAAGAGAGCGCAACAGAGGCAGACATCAATGCAGCCCTTGAAACCCGTTTAAAGCAGGCCGCTGATGATGCTGCTGAGTTAAAGCAGTTGAAAGAGGCAGCTGCTGCCAAGCTGAAAGCCGATGCCAAGCAAGTGGTGGCTGATGCAGTAAAAGACAAAAAGCTGACAGCGGAGCAGGCTCCTGAGTGGGAGGCACTGGCTGAGCAGAATTTGGAGGCAGCTAAAAAGGCGCTCAGCTCTATGCCCGGAGTAAAGCCTATCAATACACAGTTGAAGGACGGAGAGGTGAAAACAGATGGTGTTGACCGCACTAACTGGAAGCTGAGCGACTGGAGAAAGAATGACTCAGAAGGCCTTGCCAAGTTAAAAGTGGACAGCCCTGAGAAGTATAAGGCATTGGTGGACGAAAACAAGTAAGCCACCGGCAACAGGAATTTTAAAACCATTCATAAAACACAACCCAAATACAACCATGAAAACCATTTTCAATTTAGTAGTGACCCTCTTGATGGTGTCCTTTATTTCTGCCCCACTGGCAGCGCAACACAATTTTGACACCTCCACCACTACTGTGGTGTTGTTTGGTGCCCTCACTGCCATAGGCTTTGCATCGTATGGTGTAGGCTTGCCCGGTATTACCTCAGCTGACTTAGCAAAACAGATATGGATAAGACAGCTGATGGAAAAGTTTTATGCTGAGAGTGGCCACTTAATGCGCTCACAGGATATGACTCAGTTTGTGGACTACAATACTATAAACCTTGGCGATGCCGGAGCAGACCCTGAGGTGCTTATAGATAACAGCACATACCCTATCCCTGTGGAGGAAAGAGAGGACAGCCCGCTGGAAATTCCTTTGAGCCGTTTCCGTACCAAAAACACAGTCATCCGCGATGCAGAGAGTGTGGAGCTTTCATACGATAAAATGGAGAGCGTTATCAGAGGCCACAGAAACTCTTTGATTGAAACAACAGCTGCCAAGGCAACACACGCATGGGCACCAGCTGCTGACGGCTCTTATACTCCGGTAATACAGACCACCGGCTCTGCCAGCGATTTTGAAACAAGCCGCAAGGCCATCACTATTGCTGACATTGCCAATGCAAAGCGCAAACTGGATTTGTTGAAGGTGCCGCAAAATGGCCGCATCCTTGTGTTGCACCCTACCCATCAGGGAGACCTGTTGAAAGCAGACAGTGCCCTGCAAAAAGCATTTGCCAACCTTAAAACGGGTGAGATTTATACCCTGTTCGGCTTCGCTATTTATGTGAGCACGCTTACTGCTGTGTATAACAAAAACACAGGCGCTAAGGTGGCTTACGGTGCAGCTGCTGCACCAAGCACCGACTCCGTTTCTTCCCTGTTTTACCATGAGGCTGAGGTGATGCGTGCTGATGGTGATGTAAAGATGTTTGCCCGGTTAAATGACCCTGAGGCTGACGGTGACATCATTGGCTTTAGCAAGCGCTTTATCGGTTTGCCAATTCGTAACAAATACCAAGGCTCTATCATTAGTGCTGCCAGCTAATAACAACCCACACAGACCATAGATGACCAGCCCGGTGCCGTAAATGGCACCGGGCATTGGCGGCAAAAGAAGTAACCAAAAAACGCAACACACATGAAAAAGATTTTTGCCATTGCCACCTTGCTAAGCCTTACGGTGGCATCATTTGCACAGAGTAACGCTTACTGGTACGGAAAGCCATCAAAGAAAGCACAGCTCACACAGTATGCTATTACTGAGAATGAGTCTTATATGTTCCCCACCTACGATGCTCAGGAAAAGAACTATGACAATGACACCATCACTGTTACTGTAACGCAGTATGAAACAGCTGTGGATATTGACAGCATCAGTGCCACATCATGGGTGTTGCTTTCTCCTTCCAGTGCTGTGCTGGCCGGTGCCAAATTGTTTTTGCATTTAGTGACCACAGGAGACAATCAGGTGGTATATGTAAAGCAGGGCAGCACGGTGCTTGACACACTTAATGTGGGTAGCATTGCTGATGTTGTTTACTACCATAACGGGAGCAACTTTACAAGAGTGCAGAGCACTACATGGCCGTATTTTAAAGCCGATGTAACACAGGGCACTAACATAAGCACAGCAGTAACAGCCAATGGTGATGCCGGTGTAATAACTACAGTAAGCAGCAACCTTGCTATAGATAGCAGTGCCAGCTTTACGGTAAACAACAGCTTTGTAAAGGCTGGCAGTGTGATATTGCTTACAACGGAATATACCGGCAATGGTAGTCCTGTGCCGAGTGTGTATAGTGCTACTGCTGGCAGCTTTGTGCTCAAGTTTAAAAACCTTGGCAATGCAGCGCTAACCGGTGCAGTTAAGTTTCACTACCTCGTTTTAAACCGATAAAAACCCGGAAAGAGCAGGCGGTGGGTGTTCGTCATGTTTCGCCCGCTGCTCTGCTCACTGTTTTAGGTATGGAGATAAAGGATGTCATTGAGATACTGATAGTTATTGTTGGAGGTATCGCTGCTTATTTCAGACTGGAAAACTCAGTAAACGTGCAAGCGGAAAAACTTATAGGTCACATAAAGCAACATGAGGAGCTGAGTGACCGGGTGAGTAAGCATGAGGAGAAACTGGACAGTGAGCTGAAAGCAATACATGGCAAGATTGAAAGCAACCATAAAGAAATCACAGACAAACTTTCAGACATAAAAGTGCTCATAGAGCAAATAAGAAAATGAGACCATACAACGTCTATAAAATAATTGTTGCAGCCTGTGTATGGGTAGCGCTTGCCTTAATGGTGGCGCTGTGTGGATGCAGCAATGTATTACAAAGCAGCCTTACACAGCAGCACACCAGCAGCGAAAAAGACAGCACACATACAGCTGTTCGATTGCGCATAGACACTGTGATTGTGCCCGGTGATAGCGTTTACATTGATGTGCCGGTGCCGGTAAAGTGCCCCAACAATGATGTGCCTATTTTCTTTGACCAAGAGGTGCAAACAGATGGCCAGCGCAATACTGTAAAGCTAAAGTTTAAGGCTGGCAAGGTGGTGGTGGATAGCCGCTGCAAAGAGCTGGAGCTACAGGTGTACTTGCTGGACAGTGTTAGTAAACAATACAAGAGCAAGGCAGACAGTTTTGTCAGTGTTCGGCAAGAAGTAAAACAGGTGCGCTACATACCCGGTGCCTACAAGTGGGCAATGGGTTTTACTGTGTCTTTTTTCATTCTACTTATTCTATTCATCGCATACAAAATATTCAAACTAACGCCCTATGGTAAAGTCATCCCTTTCTAAAGAAAAAGCAGTACAACTAAGTGCTGCTGTAGTGGAGTGCTTTGAAACGCACCCAAATGAGAAAACAGTGCATGTGGTAACCGATGGCACTGTGTTTTTAAATGCCAGTAAAAACGCTGCCATAAACCATGCCCGGAGCATTAAGGGTGAAGTGGTAACAGTAAACAAAGGCGACAAACTGCCTTTTGATGAGATGGCTGAGGCTGCTGCTGCAACTGAGGAGCCTGCTGTAACTGAGGAGCCTGTTGCAACTGAGGAGCCTGCTGTAACTGAGGAGCCTGCTGCAACTGAGGAGCCTGTTGTAACTGAGGAGCCTGCTATAACTGAGGAGCCTGCTTCTAAAGGCAAAAGCAGTAAGGTTAAAAAGGACAAAAAGAAGTAGTCAATCACCCATAAAAAACGAAAGCAGACATGAGTGCACCTAATATCACATTTACAAGACGCACAGGAGGCCTTAACCGGTTAGCTGACAATGAGCGCAACTGGTCAGCCCTGTGTATGAGTGGAGTTGCTGCCACCGGCCTTGCCTTAAATACGGTGGCTGAGCTTAACAATATCAATGATGCAAAAGCGCTTGGTATTGATGAGGACTATGACAGCACCAACAACACGCTGGTGTTTTACCACATCAGTGAGTTTTTCCGTATGGCTCCCGGAGCCAAGTTGTTTATCATGTTAGTGAGTCAGGCAACTACACTCACTCAAATAGCCGATAAAACAACTACCAACGGTTTGGCAAAGCTGTTGCGTGACCCACTTTGTAAAGGCAAGGTAAGGCAGGCAGGTATTGCCCGAAACCCTGCCAGCGGTTACACACCCACACTGGCAGCAGGTATTGACTCTGATTGTTTGGCGGTATCAGGCGGCACTTATTCCGGTGCTGTAGTAAAAGCTCAGGCACTGGCTGCTGATGAGCGCACCTATAAAAGACCGGTGCATGTGTTTGTAGAGGCAAGGCTTGACCCTGCTATGGCTACAGCCTCATTGATAGATGCCACCGGAGCCGACTGCAACCATGTGCAGCTTGTTGCCTTACAGGATAAGGCAGTGGGCGATGCTCACGCCTTGTATGCAGCTCATGCAGCTGTAGGCACCGTGCTTGGCTTGCGTGCAAAAATTGGCATCAGTGAAAGCCTTGCTCATCCGGGCGAAGGTTCACCGGGAGCCGGAAACATACAGAGCGCTGCTGAGAGTAAGTTTATTACTCCGGCACTAAGCAGCAATGATGCGCTGAGCACTTACACCGACATTGCCTCAGGTGACCAAGATGTGATATATGACAAAGGCTTTTTAGCTCCGCGTGTATATCAGGGCTATCCGGGTGTGTATGTAAACAGTGACAGAACGTGCACCGCCACCAGCAGCGACTATGCACGCGGTGCGCTTAATATGGTAGTGAATGAGTGGGAGCGTATTGTGTATAAGGTAATGGTGCCCAAAATTGAGGCATCGGTAAAGGTGGATAAAAACACCGGCTACCTTGACCCATTGGTGACCAAGGCTTGGGAGGCTGATGTGGATGCTGCCGTAAGCAAGGAAATGGTGGGTGTGGAAAATGATGCTGCTGCTGACATTAGCGGTGCTGAAACTTACATAAACCCACAGCAAAACGTGCTGAGCACCGATACTATTACTGTAGAGGGTAGCATAGTGCCAAAAGGGTATGCGAAAACCATTGCTGTAAAAATAGGCTTAGATAACCCTTACAGCGCTTAATCAGTCACTATTTAAACACCGTTAAAACAAGAGTAAAATGGGAGTAGTTAACAGAGGAAATCAAACAGGATGGGGAGACATAAAGGTGGCGGTTGCCGGTAACCAAATTACAGGCTTTACAGCTATCAGCTACAAGGATAAAACCGAAAAGGAGCTGCTGTATGGTAGCGGTAGAAAACCTATAGGTGTGGGCATTGGTAATGAAAGTTATGAAGCCAGCATCTCTATGTATCGCTATGAGATAGACCGAATACTGGCAGGTATAACCGGAGAGAAAAAGCTGAGCAGGCTGGCAACTTTCCCTATTACTGTAGTGGCTCAAATGGAAGGGGAGTCCACCTTTCAAACCGATGTGATACTGGCTCAGTTTATGGAGAGTGGCAGAGATATGAGCCAAGGCGATAAGATGGACATTGTGGAGCTGCCACTGTTAGTGGTGGACATTCAGTATAACGTTTAACCAACAGGAAAGAGCGCTCTTGTGGCGCTCTTTCTTTTCATTATTCAATCACTATTTAAACAACCGGCAAATGGAATTTTTAAAGAATGAGCTGCCCTCATGGGTAACCGATGCAGACCTTGAAAAGTTAAACAAGTCTGCCACAGAAATAACACTGTGCGATGTTGACAGCCTTGTCAACAAAGGTGAGAAACTGGAATTTTTTGTAAAGGCGCCAAGCGACACGGCTTATGCTGCCAGTATGCGCTTTATTACCAACAGCAAAGAGAACACTAATGATGTGGTGAAGATGCAAAAGACACTGTTTGACTTTTGCTTTTTAGTAGGTGAGCCTAAGCTAATGCAGGAGCTGGAGAGCGAAGAAACGAAAGCAAGGCAGATGATAGCCATTGGCTTGCTGATAGGTGAGGCATACCCTATGCCTGAGGCTTCTGTAAAAAAAAGTTTCAGGAGAAAATAATAGACCTCGACCCTCAGCAGGATGAGCTGAAAAAGGTGTTTGCGCTGGTGCGCATTGTGCACCGGGTAAACCCTGAGGAGCTGGAGCTGGACAAGTTAGCAGAGCTATACGCTGAGGCAAATTTTTACGAAAGGATAAAAGCAAAAATGCTGGCTGAGGAGCTGGCACAAATACTAAACAGGTGAAAAGTTTTTGGCAGTTAGGTTTTAAGGACATGATGACTCCGGGCATTGCAAAAATGCAGGGAGTGGTAAACAAGACGTTTGCCAGCCTTGCCGTGCATGAGTCACGGGTGCAGGCCATGATGGATAAGACCTCTCAGTCTGTCAATGCTCAAAACCGTTCTTTCATGTCGCTTGGCAGCACTATCATGGCAGGCCTTGGTGTAGGCTCAGTGCTGGCACTTGGCAGCAGTGTGTTGCGTGTGGGCAGTAACATGGAGCAAACCCGTATCAGCTTTCAAACATTGCTGGGTGATGTAGATGCAGCCAATGCCAAAATAAAGGAGCTGCAAAGGTTTGCTGATGTTTCTCCCTTTAACACACAGGAGGTGCTGGATGCCGGTGTGAGCTTGCTTGGCTTTGGAGCTGAGGCTAACAAGCTGCTGCCCATAATGAATAAACTTGGCGATGCCAGCATGGGCAACTCAACCGCCTTTAAATCGCTGGTAGATAACTATGGTAAAATGTTGGGCGCACAAAGAGCCAACACTGTTGACCTTAATCAGTTTGCCATTGCCGGTGTTCCTATTTGGCGCGAAGTGGAGAAAATTATAGGCAAGAGTGGTCAAGCCGCGCGCAAGTATGTAGAGCAAAACGGTGTAAGCATGGACATCATTGATAAAGCCTTTGACAACCTGACACAAAAGGGCGGTCAGTTTTATGGCATGATGGATGCACAGAGCCGGAGCACAACTGGCTTGTGGTCAACCTTTATGGCAGGCCTTGCGGCTTTAGCAGATAATTTATTTAAAAGTTTTCAGCCGTTTATCAATGACATGATTTTGCTTGGCCAGTCCTTACTGCCAAGTATAGAAACTGCCCTGAGCACAGTAGGCAGCATATTAGGCGGTGTGGCGGCTTTTGTAAGAGACCATGCAGGATTTATGACTGTGCTGGCCGGTGCTGTAGCCGGTGCAGTAGTAGCTTACGGTGCTATGAATTTAGCTATGTTTTTAAGCACAGGACTCTTTGCCGGTTTAACGCTGGCAGAAAAGGCACACATGGCCATGATGTTGGTGCAGGAAATGGTGACCGGCAACTTAACGCTGGCACAGCTCTCACTAAATGCTGCCATGATAGCCAACCCGGTAGGCCTGTTGGTTACCGGTATGGGTGCGCTGGTGGCAGGCATTGTATATGCGTGGAATAAGTTTGAAGGTTTCCGCATGGTTATCTATAAGCTATACTACACGGTTAAAGAAGTTTTCAGCAACATAGGCAGTATTATTTGGGAGGGCATTAAGGGCAGCGCTCAGCTGTTGCTTGGTATCCTTACTCTTAACCTGCCACTGATTAAAAAAGGCATGGCCAGCTTTAGTGCAGCCGGTGGCATTATGCAGTCAGCAGTTGCCAAGGGTAGTCAGGCAGGCTACGCTGCCAGCAAAGCAAATGATGCAGCCAATGCTGCTAATGATACAACGGGCACAACAGCCGGTGCAGGCATGTCCTCACCTACAGCTAAGGGTGCTTTACCCTTTTCGCCCATTGCCGGGAGTAAAACCGATGCTGCCAGCGGCAACACTGCTGCTGGTGCATCCGGTTCCGGTGGCAGTAGCAAAAATGTAACCATCAGCATACAAAATGTGGTTGGGCAAATTACAATAGAGCAAAGTGAGAGAGGCATGGCTAACCTTAAAGAGAAGGTGAAAGAGGCACTCATCAGCGCTATCAATGACACCGAAATGGCAATATAGCAATGGCATATAAAACACCTATAGTAATACCTACCATTGATGTGGTAAATGCTCTGAGAAAGGAGTACGGCTACGGCAATGTAAAAGTGCTGGAGGCGAATGAGGTGACCGATAAAAGCAAAGCCACCGGTCACCCTATTTTTATGCCTTTACAACTTGACCCGGTTACCTATACTGATACTGATGGGGGAACAGTTAGCCTCCCCGGTTTGTATATACCATGTGCCATACTGGAATTTACGCTGGCAAAGAATATAGTAAAGACTCAGGTGGCCTCAGCAAGATTTAGAGGAACTGTAAAGGAGCATGTGAGTATTGGCGACTGGCAGGTGAGTATAAAAGGCATACTGATAGGCAATGATGCTCTTTACCCGGAGAAAGAGGTAGAGACGTTGTATCAATACTTTAAGTGTCCTGTAGCGGTGCCGGTTACGCACGAAATCTGCACCATTCTCAATATATACTATTTGGTATTTGAGGAGCCTGCATTTAGTAACAAACAAGGATTTGAAAACCTACAGCCTTTTAGCATAAGTGCTGTAAGTGATGATGCGCCTGTGATAAACCTAAACGCTGAGTGATGTTGCAAATGATGTGTGAAATAGCCATAGGCAACCTGCCAACCTTTAAGCTCACCAGCGGTGTGTCTATTCGCACATCATGGAAAGAGCAGACAGACACCTGCACTATTGAGCTGCCCCGGAAGATTAAAAGCTATGAGGGCAAGCGCATGGATGATGTGATAAAGAGAGGCATGGAGGTGCGCGTGTTGCTTGGTTATGATAATAAGCTGAATGAGGAGTTTGTAGGCTACGTGACCAGCGTAAAGCCTACTTACCCGGTGCAAATAGAATGTGAGGATAAAATGTGGCTGCTGAAAAAGTTACCGGTTAAGCCTAAGAGCTTTGAAGATGCCACAGTAAAAGATGTGCTCAACTACATCAATGTAAAGCAGCACATGGACTATAAGGTGTTGGGTGACGTGCAGCTTGGCGCTTACCAAATAACACCGGAGTATGACACTGCTGCCAAAGTGTTGAAAAAGCTAAAGGATGACTACCCGGTGCTGATGAGCTTTATACGCGGTGGTGTGCTTTGTGTGGGAGACCCATACGATGCCACTTATGCCAAAGAGGTGCGCTTTTCATTTGGCCTAAACATTATTAGCCATGAGCTGGAGTATAGAAAAGCCGATGAGATAAGCTACCGGGTAAAGATGACCAGCAAGAATGATGATGGAAAGGAGACGGTGGTGTATGTGGGTGATACGGACGGAGACCAGCGCACTTTTACAGAGCTGAACAAAACAGAGGCACAGCTAAAGGAGCTTGGGCAAAGGTATTTGGAGCAACTTAAATACGATGGCTTTCGCGGAAAGTTTACAGGCTTTGGCGTGCCACTTTGCAGGCATGGGTATATAGCCAACATAACTGACAGCGAAGAAAAGGAACGTGACGGCAAATATTACATAGATGCCATTGATAAAACCTTTGATATGGGCGGCTTTAGGCAGATGGTTGAACTTGGTAAAAAGGCAGCTTAGTATGACAGCGATACGTGAAGCAATACAAAAATGGCCAAGGATGGCAAAGCTCTGGTGCAGGTAATGGCAGGCACGGTAAAGAGTGTTGACTGGAATAAAAAGCACTGCCAAGTAGAGCTGCCTGATGGCCGTGTGTTTTACAAGGTAAGGCTCAGAGCTGTGTTAGATAACAGCGCAAAGGGTTTGGTGTTTAAGCCTGCAAAAAACAGCGCTGTGCTTATTGGCCTGATTGAAAACCTGCAAAATAGCGCCTTTGTGTGCATGGTTACTGAGCTGGATGCTATTGAGATAAAGACAGACTCCGATGTATTGAGCATAGATGTGCAGAATGGTGAGTTTGTGTTGAATGGTGGCAACAATGAGGGGCTGGTAAAAGTGGTGCAGCTTACTCAAAAGCTAAATGCTTTAGAGAAGGATATAAACACTATTAAAGGAGTGTTTAACGGTTGGACACCACAGCCTCAGGATGGAGGTGCAGCTTTAAAGTTAGCGGCACAAACATGGGCAGGCAGCTCATTGCAGGTTACTGCCAAGGCAGATATTGAAAACAATAAAGTGAAACACTAATGAAAGACGTGCTGACAAATGACAGTGGTGATTTAGTGATAGAGAACGGTGACTTTGTAGTGGACTACAGTGAGGAGCAGCATGTGCAGGATATACTGATAAGCGCACCTGGCACATGGAAACAATGGCCGACTGTAGGTGTGGGTATTGTAATGAGGCAGGAAAAGGGATATACACGTGAAGCTCTTGACCGGTTAAAGAAAAACATAAAGCTGCAACTGATGGCTGATGGCATAAGAGCCAACAGAATAGAGGTAAAGCTGACAGGAAATGACATTCAAACTATCACTATAAACAGAGAGTAATGGCCAGCGTGTTAGTAGAGTATAATCAAAACATTTTCGACATAGCCATACAGGAGTGTGGCAGTGCTGAAGCTGTGTTTGATGTATTGGCCAACAATGCCACTGTGCTCACCAGCATCAATGATGAGCTGGTGCCCGGCACCAAGCTAAAGGTGCCTGCTGAGCCTGCTAATGTGCAAGTGCTTAGCTATTTAAAAAGTAAGAGCATACGCATGGCATCTAATGCTGTAACAGCGCTGGCCGGTGAGGGCTTTTTGCTTAGTGAGGATGATGTGGTGTTGACTGATGAAACAAAAACAGCTTTAAAGCCTGAGGACTCAGAGCTGCTGGAGGAGGGCGGTGATAATTTAACGGAGGAGGGCGGTGATAACTTAACCATGTAACCAATAAAAATGAAATACACTATGAAACGGATTTTGATTTGTGCGCTCACCATTTTTGCCATTAGCAGCGCTTATGCTCAGGGCATAAAACTGAGTGAGCTGCCAGCTATCTCAGAAAGTGACAGCGTTTATATGAGCGACATTGTGCCTATTGTGCACAGTGGTGTAACACGCAAGGCTACCATGACACAGGTAAAGAGAGCCTTTGATGTAAACACAAATTTGCATTTGCTGATAGAGTCAAATGACACCATTTATTTTAAGTTTCACAGCGATGACAGCGTGTGGCTTTACACTTCTGCTGATGTAATAGGCGTGCAAAAACTGCATGGCAAGAAAATAATTGCTGACAGTTTAAAGCTATTCCCCGGCTGTCCTGATTGTGCGCTTTATGTTAACTCCAGCGGAGAGGTAAGAGCTGACAGCACTTGCGCTTGTGTTGGCAATACAGGAGCCACCGGAGCTACAGGAGCAACTGGAGCAACTGGAGCTACAGGCGCAACCGGTGCCGATGGAGCCACAGGCGCAACCGGTGCCACAGGCGCAACTGGTGTAACAGGAGATACCGGAGCTACAGGCGCAACTGGTTCCCTTTACAGCTCACCCGACTTTTACTATGACGAAACTTACGGGGTATTTTACTTCGGGAAATATTTTGCAGAGGAAGGTAATAGGACAGGTGCCTTTTGGAATGATACCTCTAACGATGCAATAATCCTTGGGTATAACTTTTCACTGCGCGACACAAACCTATCAGCGTGGTTTGAAGTTTACCCGCAAAACCACAACGTATTTATAGGGGACTATAACGGTGATTACAATGGCACGCATATAAAGGTATCTGACCCTGAAAATGAAATTGAATTTAGAGCCGATAGTGTTATCACGTTTCAAGATGCTGACCTAAATACGAAGATGCTTATACGCCCATCTGACAACTATGCCCGCTTTACACTTGATAGCTTAAAGTTGCAGATAAACAACACACAAGGCGCTGGCAAGGTGCTTGGCAGCGATGCAAACGGAAACGGCTTCTGGCAACCAGCGTCAACCACACTGTCCGACAGTGTTACCATTTACGCACTTACTCCATCAAACGGCACTATGTATTACTGCACCGATTGCAGCGGCAATGGCATAACAGGCAGAGTGGTGACATACATTGCCAGTGCATGGAGGCGGTTAAATTTTGAAGATTAAAGAGTAAAAGAAACGCAGAGTATGGAAACAACAAAGACAGGTTTTTTTGAGGAGGCACCGGGGGTGTCAAGCAACATGAGGCTGAGCAGCTTTATACTGTTGCTGTTTTTTATCACCTACCATTTGCCGTTTGGCTTTGCCAATGCCAATGCAGTAGCAGCTGGCAGGCCAATGGTATCACTCAGCGATAATCAGCTTTGGTTTGACCTGATGGTGCTGGTGTTCATTTTTATTCCTAAAGCGGCTCAAAAAATTATTGAGTTAAGGTTTGGGAAGTAACCTTTTAAAGAGCAATTAAATGGCAAGGACAGTAGGGGAAATTTATGAGGCTATAGTAGCGGAGAAAGCGGCCATGAGTCAGCTCACCGGCTTACAGCCGTCAATGGATGATGAGCAAACACTGCTGAATGACTTAACAACTACCAGCAAGGTGGCTACATGGAGGCTGTGGGCTTATGTTACTGCCTTTGTAATTTTTGCACACGAAAAACTGTGGGATTTATTCCGTGCAGAGGTGGAGAGCACTATCTCTACATTCAGACCGGGCACCTTGCGCTGGTATCAGGAGCAGGCCTTTGCTTTTCAATGCGGCTATGAGCTGACATGGAACAGCACCACACGCAAGTATGAGTATGCCACAGCTGATGCTGCTGCTAAACTTGTGAAGCTCTGCTCAGTTACGGAGCCGGGCGGTGTGGTGCGTATAAAGGTGGCTGATGTTGTTGGCGGTGTGGTGCAGGCGCTTACCACACCACAGCTGTCAGCTTTGCAGGCTTATTTTAATCTCATCAAATATCCGGGCAAGCTGGTGTGTGTAAGTTATAGTGCCGACCTGCTCAAAATCTATGGCACTATCAAATACAACCCTTTGGTAGATGTTGCACAGGTGCAAACAGACGTGCAGCAGGCTATCAATAGCTATATCAAAGGCCTGCCATTTAATGGCCGTTTCAATATCACTCAGCTTATTGATAACGTGCAGGCGGTCACCGGTGTGGATGATTTTACCAGCGTGCAGGTAAGCACTAAATACGGAGCACTGGCCTATCAGGCGGTAAGTGACGAGTATCAGACTTATGCAGGCTATGCACAAATTGACCCTGCCTTTTTATTAGTGGACACATTGACTTATACGCCTTATGTATAGCATTGATTTTGCCCTGCTCATTAAAAGGCTGCTGCCTTGGTATAAGCGCAAGCCAGCAATGCAGGCATGGCTTTTCAGCCTTGTGGCACCTGTAAAGCAGCTGAATGATGCTTTTGCTTTGTATGTGGATGATGTGCGCTATAGGCTAAGCATCACCGGGCAGATTTTGCTTTTGGAAAAGCTGCTCAATGATAAGTTTAACAGTGGCTTACCGGCAAGAGCTGCCAGCTCCACTGTAGGGCTTTACGATGGCACACCTGCAGGCATTTACATATCAGACCCATCAGGTTTGATTTTGCCGGTGTATGTGTGGAATAAGGTAGAGCAGCGGCCAGCGGTAATACTTTACAACAAGGCTGAGGCTGAAACACCTACCTATCTATACAACAAGGCTGAGGTAGATGGTGAGTTTGATTTTATTGTAAATGTGCCTTACTCAGTGGGCAATGTCACCACAGATGCTGTGCTGCTTGCAAGGATAAAAGCATGGGTAAATGTTTACCGTATAGCAGGTAAACGGTTCAATGTAGTAAACTATTAAAACAAAATACCGTGAATAAACTAAAGACAAACATCAATGGAGGTTTCCCCTTTGATTTAGATGACCTGAGATGGATAGCTGATGGCATTGATGATGCCTTTAAAGGAATAGGCAAGCTGTTTGGTGACACTTACATCATCTCAGGCGTGCAGTTAGTGAATGTTAGCGGCTCTTTGTATGATGTTACTGAGGGCTATGTGTATCTCAATGGTGAGGTGTGCAAGGTAGAGGCCAGCACCAGCTCCATTGATTTGGTAGCCACTCCGTATCTCTACTTAGAGCTGGAAAGCTCATACGATGCCACCGGGCTGGAAACCTTTGAGAACTCTGTGCAGCATGACACCTATGAAAAGCGCTTGGCCAAGGTAACAGCATACGCATCTGCTCAGGTGGGGCTTGCCACTTATAGCTTTGGCACCAACACAGCAGAAAAGCTGCTCAATGCCATGATAGAGGGCTATTATCATCGGTTTACAGAGAGACAGTCATGGAATGAAGGAGCAGCCACGGCTTGCTCAGCTGGCAGCAATACTATTGCTGTATCACACCTCACTGGCAACCTATTTGAGCTGGATGGTACCAGCTTTGACACCAACATTGTGCGCTTTAGCTCAGCCTCAGATGATGGCTCATGGTTTGCTTTAAAGATAACCAATGCACCTGTAGTGTTTGCGCAAACAACAGCGCTCACCAACCTGATACAAACTCCCGGAGGTAAGCCGTTTAAGTTTATAGCTAATGAGGTGGCCATGTTCATAGTGTCAGGCGGTAAATTCTACCTGTGCAATGGCACAAGAGTGCATGATGATTGGCACCAAGTAGGAGCAACAGGAGAGCCAGCTTATCAAAATACTTGGGGGTCAGTTACATTTGCAGAGGTGCGATTTATTGCTCACCCTGATGATACGGTGGAAATACAGGGAACTTGCACGAATGGTGCGTATGACACTAACACTGATGATTTAGCTTTCACATTGCCAGTTACAACAGATGGCAAAACCTACAGGCCAACCAAAATACTAAGGTTTGACCGGTTAAATACTGAGGCATTTGAGCGTGCAATCGTTTCAATTCTATCAAACGGTCAAGTGCAAATCAGAGTAGAAGGAAAAACAGCAGCAACAGTTGGCGTATCATTATCAGGCATAAGGTTTTCAACAAAGTAAAGCCAAAGTAATAGGCAAGCAAAAGGCTCACATTTTAGTGAGCCTTTTTTTGTTGGCTGTTTAAACAACGCCTAAAAGCCATATAAACTCAATTCAAACAGCGATTAAGCACTCAATTAAAACAGGCTATTTTAAAGCGATTTAAGCCACTTTACTGAAATGACAGTTAAGTGTAAGCTGAGTAAGAGTTTTTGAGCTAAAGGCATAAAAGCACTCAAAGCAGAAGTGTTTAACGGTTTTAATTGTATGTAAAGTTGTCTACTGGCCACAAAAAGCGCTTCAAAACCGATTAAAACAGTCAAACGCGCAAAATCTTAACCTTTCGTTTACTAAAATCTTAACCTTTCGATTTTGCAACTTTATAGCGGTCAGCTTAAAAGACGACACAACCAGATAAGGAACTTTTCAAAATGGGACGATACGACCGTTCAATAAAAATAGCGTTTGACAAAACTTCGGGAGAAATTCTCGAAGCTGATGAAGTATTTGATATTAAGACAGACGCTTTTGAAATTAGAAAAAAGTATCACGAGAAAAATTTAATCCTATCTTGTTGTGAGTGCGAGCAGGACTTAATGGTTTCAGGCAGCAAGTATGACAGACTGCATTTCAAACATAAACCAGGACACGGTTACTGTATTTTAGCAGACGGCAAACTAACACCTCAAGAACACGAACAGTTTACAGAAATATTAAAAGCAAAAGAGAGCGACAGACACAAGGAACTCAAAAACAAAATTGGTGAGTTACTAAAATCGGTTAAAGGTGTTGACATGGATTCTATTGCTATTGATGACAAGTTCATAATAAAAGAAAATGGCAAAAGACGACCAGATGTTTATTGTAAGTTTCAAGACAAAGAAATCGTTTTTGAAATACAGCTATCCGACCTATCACTTGGTTACATTTTAAGTCGTTATGAATTTTACAAAGAACACGGAATTTACCTTATTTGGATTCTTGACAATTTTGATATTCATAATCAAGGCACATTAGAGAGAGACATAAAGTATCTTACCAAATATCACAACTTTTTCAAACTTGATGAGCAATCTGAAACGTTTAAATTAGAATGTGAATACAAGTATCCTTTTCTAACTGATGACAATAAGCTACTAACAAAATGGCTCAAAAAATCGGTATCATTAAATGAGTTAAAATACGACAATGAAGTTTTTCAAGCCTACTACTACAACTTTGGAGACAATAAATCTAAGACTGAAACACTTCAAAAGAAAAAAGCAGAAGAAATAAAGGAAGTCGAAAGGAAAAGCCTTGAAAAAATCAAACTTGACAGTGCTACAAGTCGAGCTAAACATTT